ACACCGAAGTGCCGTAGGGATTTCTCCCAGCGTAGAACACTCGTTGCCTATCCGCGAAGCGGAGTCGTTCCAGTTTAATGTCTCTGGCTTGACTTTATTAGCTAAATATTAACAAAGCTAGATAAGGGTAGTTTTGATTTTCGCCTCGTATCACTACCAACGAGCACAGTTGAGTACTGTGGAAACTATTTCCTGAAAGAGAGGAAACCTTTCTTAATTGGTCTACCATATTTATCAAGGTTGACTCCAGCGTTTTTCATCAACTTTCGTTGAGAAGGATCCATTTCCATGAGTTCACCATCATCACGTGGTATTAACGCGCTTGAAGGTCTTTTCAAACTTCTGTGGTACTCAGCTAGGTCCTGTTCGTACTGGAGCCTCGACTCATCTTTCAGCTTCGCCTGCTCATACTCGTCCGGTGTAACCGGCTTCAGTTTTCTGAGACTGCCGCCAGCAAGCGAACCTCCTGTTAGGGATGATTGTCGGGAACGCGTGTCCTCGCCGACAAGGGCTTTATGGGAAGATTTGTATCTTTCGACCTCAGCCCAAGGATCTGTGTCCTTATGGTCCGCTCTCGGAGGAGGTGAGTCAGGTATTTCCAACAAGGAGGGGTCTACTACAATTCCTCTATCTCTGAGAAGATCGTCATTCTGAGCCTCACGGGGTTCCTCGAAGTCTTCAGGAAGAAACATTCGAGTCCCGGGTGTGAAATCCCATTCCTTGTTGTCCTCAGAACCAGCATCTGAGAAACCTTGTTGAGGTTGAGTTTTAGAGTCTTGTCTTTGACTGGTTATGGATTTCTCGGAGTTTTCCTTCTCCGGTAAGTTTATAGTCTCCCAGGTTGAGACTGCCTTCGAGTGTCCTTCTCGACGAGGTCTTTTCATAGCGGAACCTCTTGATCCGTCTTTCTCATCCAAAGAAACAGAAATCAAGCCCAACTCCATATCACGATCTGTCCACGCTCCGTATGAAACGGCGTAGTTGTACTTCGACTGTTTTTGAACAGCGGGACCGACCAGGAAGAACGATGCGTCTGAACCGGTGGTCTCTACGTGAAAGGAGATTGTACCATCCATCTCTAGAACCTGTCCCTGATTGAAGTGGCAATTGTTAATTTCCATATCTGGGTGCCCATACTTCCATGAGTTGTCTGCTTTCAGGTTGGTGATGTTACAATTTTGATTTATTCCAACGTTCCACACTTCTGATTGATCATCAGAATAGGCAATCATGCCATCAACTTTTCCCTTGTTAGGGTCGGTGGTACTTGCTGTAGGTTGATAACCTTCCGTTGATATCTCGACCGACCACGTTCCTTCCGGGACTGGAAACACATACATGGGAACCGCTTTGACGTTATTACTTGAATACCATCGGGCGTCCACGTTGGTCCAGTTCATGTTTTCATTCTCAATGTACCGGAGGCGTTGGGAGCCCAAATCATACAGATAAATGGAATCGTCCGTTGTTTGGGCTTTGATCAGAGTTCTACAGACGCCAGTATAAACTATCCATCTGTACTCTTTAGTTGGTGTTGGTGTTGGTTGGGGGCTTGGCCCTGGACTGGGGCTAGGTTCCTCGTCTACCTATTTGGGATTATGGAATTGGCACTTCATGGTGATTCTAAAAGAACCAGCTATCGATGAAGAACCATTGCCTTTGTAGAGGATCCTGAATTGGTCCTCGGCAACGTCATGCCATTCGATCCCGTTGATGAAAGACGCTGTAAACGTTTTCCTCCCGGGCTTTGTGATCCCGAATTTGTTAATCGTTGAGGAGAGTGAATTGAGTTTACAGTGTGGGTCCAGCTCGTAAGCGATGGAACCGGAATTTTGGGAAGAGGCTTCGGAGACGAACTCCAGAATGACCATTGAGATTTTATACTCATGGTAGGCCTTGAGTATTCCATTAGAGAATGCCGGGCAGTCTGATAGACTCGGCCCGAACGTGATTGCTCCGCTGGAACTTCCCGCGAGATTGTCTTTTGAGAAAACAAATGTCTCGCTTGAACCTGCTCCTCTGGTAGGAACAGTTCTTCCTGTCCGGTTGTTACCTCTTCGTCGTCGTCTAGGTCGGCGTTGTGTTGTCCGAGAGGCTTGGACCACAACCACTGGCTGATTTCGCTGAATGCGCCTTGTTTGCCTGCGTGGTCGTCTTCTTCCATTGATTGTTCTTCTACCCACGACCGTATTCATTAACGATTTCGCGTACGTGTTTAGAGATTCTTAGGTAGATGAAATAGATACTGATCACGGATATTGGTATCGATGAAACGAAGCCTGCGGTGAAACCTGCTAGGAATTTGTAATCCGTTGTATCTTTGAGTGGTTTTACTTAAGTCTCTTACTGTTGCAGAAAACTCTTTAGAATTTCAATGTAAGCTAACTTGTTTGCTTCTTTACTCCCTGGATATCTTTTGTGGTAGCACTGGGTCAACTAACCACGAGTAAAGAAGTTCAACGGACGCTGGATCATGCCGCAACTCGTTCAGAACTGAGAAACAAGCGGCTAAGTAGTTCGCAACTACCTCAGCGTTTCCGCTCCCTGGGTTGTAGCCGAAGATCAATTTGTAGATCATTTTATTTTCGTTCACAGGGAGGGCGAGGTCCGGCGCTCTAAAGATGTGAGAGCAGAATTCCAGTTGTCCGGAAACCTCTACCTTGAAACCTAGTCTTTTATACGCTGCTAGGTCAGCGGGATTGGACTCGAGGGCATCATCGCCCATCGCCATAGCCCAGGCAGCACCTGTATGAAAGGCGGCCATAACTCTGATCCGGGAGTTGGAGCTCGATGTATTGTAGCTCCCACTTTTCTGAACGCCCGGATGGGTTTGGGCTAAAAGGGTACCATCGCTCAGACACAAAACTGAGTTTGAAACACATCTCAACCAACAGGATCTTAATCTTTCTGTAACGGGGTTGAGGTCGATGGTAAGTCTATTGCGGACGATCATATCGTCTTGGAGCATCCAGTCCGCAACACTCCAGTCAAAACCGGAGCAATCCGTAGGCGTCAAGTGATCTTTCCAGTTTGTGATAACTTCAGACGTTGTAGTTCCAACTTGACGGGCCAGACATTTTACGAAGTCCAGCACTTGCTCGTCCGTAGACAAGCCAAAACCGGGTTTACTGGGGACGGCCCTCCATAAGGCAATTTCCCGCTTGTTTTGGTTTTGAAACAGAACCCGGGCTACCAGTTGATCCACGAGGGAAACGCTCATGATGAGGCGGTAGCGGCCTTCATCGAGCTTCGCTTGTTTATGCGGTTCACCTTTCACGAATAATCGGATGGGATCGCACAAACCGTTCCGGATCAGCTCCTCAGGTTCCATGGCTTCGAAGTTAACCTCCAACATCTTCTGTAGTCGGATGAAGGTCAACTGAGCTAGGACTGGGAGGAGTCTCTGATCTTCTACCCACCCACGATGCGTGGGCTTGCCATAGGCAATATAGGGGACGCCTATTCCGGCATCGAACTCTAGCGAGAACACGGCCTGTTTGAAATCTATCATGAAGTTGTTCCAGGTCAATGTTCCTCCTCGGGTTGCCGCAGGTCCATTAGTTTGGCAAGGATGGTAAACATCTGCGGTCTTTTGAATCACACGCTCCCTCTCAGCGTCAGAGGGTATTTCTGCGGACTGGGCGCGTTCCAGCCACCGTGAAGCCTGCAGTCGCAGGCTCTTTAGTTCTGCTTCGGGGCCGAACTTGGGCCAGCCGAAGCCGCTTGTTTTCTCACCCAATGCGGGATGGATCCCGATGAGCGTCTTCCCCCAGCGTGATTCTTCCTTTTGCTTGGGGTGGTAGTATTGGGGCAGCTTGCCGCAGTGACGGAAGCCGGGGACCTCACATGGGGAGGTTGGTACCTCCCAGTCGTAGAGTGAGGAGAAGTATCTTTCGAACTCTCCGGCTGTTTCTTTGGGGCTCTTCTGCGGTGGGGTCTTGATGTCTTCATCGCTTTCGCGGAGATCTGTTCGACCACTTTCTTCTCGATGTTCTCGAGATTTATCTTTCCCACTAGAGATGAGATTATTTTCTCCATCATCTCTTTCCCATCGACGTTGTTTGTCTTTGGGGTGGAGCTGCCTTCGCCGTTTGTTTCGCGGTCGGCGCCGCGCACTCCGTTTCCCGAAAAGTCTTCTTTGCTTTCGAAGAAGATATCGTCATCCTCGCTCATATCGCCCCAGTTCGTTCCAGTTTTGGACTTGAAATTTTGCAATCGTTTGTACCCTGAATAGAGATTCTCGATCTCGGCGACGTCCTCTTGTGCGAAAATCCGACCTTGCGGTGCGGTTGTCTCAAACACATATGTAGGGCTCGTGAGCCCAGGGATGGACGGGATTGGTGCCATTAAATTGTAATTTCTTTTCTTACTTGCACCTGAGTGAACCCCTAAAACGGTTTTGCCATTAAAGTAGGGGCTTCCGGAGTGTCCTTCTTCCGTCTGGCTCAGAACCATGGCATCAGTGCCGTCTGAACCGACGATCTCGGCGTAGCCGCATGCCCAACCATCCTTCTCAAGAGAGTAAATAGTTGCTTTGCATTTCGCAAGGTTGGCAGCGGTAATGACGTTGGCTGCTTTGCAGCCTAACAGTCCTTCCCAGTTGGGGGGGCCGCGAAGAAGGGTTACATCACCTTTGTCGGATTTCGCGATTGTTTTGAATTCAGCGAGTGGAATCCGAGCTTGGAGCCCTCTGGCGGAAACAGCTATGGCGTTGGGACAATCACGTAAAACGTGTGTCGCTGTCAACAACGCATTTTCTCCATTGTAGAGCTTGACACAGCTGGCGTAGCCAGCGTGGTTTCCGCTTGCGTGGGTGATGGGAATCACGCAAGTTTTTGGGGGGCTTTGCGGGATAGTAAAACTCTTAAAACCGTCTATAGCCTTTTCATACAAACATTTCGGTGTAGACCGAAGAGCTGAAAAGGATTTCTTCAGGAGTGAGAAAGCAATCGAAATGATCCAGATTGGCAATCCTCCAAAAAGAAATGAAACCATCTTCACCATAAATCTTGTAACAGTGTACAGCAAGGCGAGACAGAAGACGGGAGTTGTGAAATTGCTCATCAGCCACCATAACGCGGAGAAGCTCGCCAACATTAGCGAGCTCCACAAGCGTGTGAGACCCCACAGGAATTTCTCGACAGCCAGGAAAGAGGCGTCTTTCAGCATCTCTAGTCCAAGTAGACAGAAATCGCTGGAAATGTTCAAGGCCAACGAATAAACATTCTGGAAATCGCTTGAACTTTTCTGAGAAATTGCTCGCAAGAGATCGTTGTATGATTCTTCTACGAGAGGTCTTGGTTCCTGGCACGTGTAAGTTAACACGGCCTGAGGTGGAGGCGGGAGCATATCCCGTTTGTAAAGAGAACCAGGCGCAGAGCTCTGGTTCAGGGACAAGTATGGACTTCCTAACGTCATCGTGGACGTGGTCTCCGAGAAGGAGAGGAAGCTGATAGAGCAGAGAGCGAATAAAAATATCAATCTTGAATTCATTGTTGCGCTCTTTGATTGCTTTTACGAATTGTTCGATGTTAAGCAATAAACCTGCTAAAAGAAACGTTACTTGTCGCGGATGGAGGAATCTAACTTTTCTGACTTCTAGAGTGTGAAAGTTGTCGTGAGCTACAAATTGCATCAACTTAGGATTCCCTCCTGGTTTCTTTTGT